TCTTCATGTATTGGCTACCACCAAGCGGCAACTGCGTCAGCAACTGCTCTTCCTCGTCGCGGTATTCTTCAATCTGCTCAGTCAGTTGCCAGTTCATGTAGTCGCGCTTACGCTCGGCGCGATCCACTTTTTCATCCGTAGTCTCACCAATGATCTTGGTTTTGACCGGCCCATCTGGTGGAAATAGCTCCTTAATGGCGCGAGCTGAGAAGTCAACACAAACCTCGGCCATCACGGGGTGGACAACCTTGCTGGCGCCGGTAAACTGCGCTCCGCCCGGTGCATCATGGCCTAAGCCTGTACGACGCAGGCCTTCTTCATATTGCTTATCACGCTCTTCACGAGCTTCTTTGTCTTTCTCAATCAGCTCAACGTACTTGTGAGCCAACTTGCGCAGGTCGTAGCTGGAAAGTACATTGGCTAAGTTCTCGTAGAAGTCAGGCTCGCCTTCAGGACCCTTAGACCCATCATCCATGCGCACAATGGCCGAGCCATCGGGCAATTCTTCTACTTCCGGAGTCTCATCTTCCATCTCATCGAACATTGTGAGAGCGGAAGGCCCAGCGGCTTCGACTTCTTCGTCTGTCATGGGCTCGATAAAACGATCGAAGTCCGGTGGGATTGGCATCTGTGTGGCCATAAATTATTTTCTCCGCATCATAAGTGCATACCGCATTTGGTCTGTAGTCGGATTTTGTTGGACTATACCACCATTTGCCTTCCTGATGAAGGCTTTATCAGGAGTTTGTGTACGAGATGCACGCTCTGCTGCTTCTTGTACGAGATCTTCCAGCTCTGCCTGCGTCTTGGCTTGTTGCCCCAACCTTGCGCCAACCGCGTTGTTGTGGGTATCCATATCAAAGTCCGGTGGCATTTTCCCGCCAAACAAAGTTTTGACAGCTTGAATTGGCGAAGTAACATACTCGTGAGCTTTGCCAAGGAATTCAGCAGGTCCTGCGCCATACTTTCGTGAAAGAGTGCCCGCAGCCAGCATATGTCGTGCTGCGTCACGCTGATCGTCCTGCCCACGCTGGCCGGGGTACATCTCATAGGCCACGGTGTCCGAGTAGTTTGAGATGCTGCCTAGCCAAGGGGTCTTAACTTCAGGTTTCTTGACAGATCCACCGGCTTGGTAGCCACGAACTGGATCGCCATCAGCATTGCCGCGACGTCCAGCATCATCCTGTATACCTTGCAAAATATGGGTTAGGTACATTGCTGTACGTTGTTCTGCACGACCACGCTCTCTAACAGGCAAACCACGTAATATCTCGTGATCAAAATTGCCAGCGTTTAAAGCTTCTATTGTATCGCGCAACTCGGGTATATTCGCGTCTGCTTCATTTGAAAGGCGTATTGCAAAGTCTGCTGGGTTAAACTCCATGTAATTAGCGCGTTGACGAAGTTCCTGTGAATAAGCACGACGCTCAGTTTCAGTTAAAGAGATCCAGTAATTGTTTGCCGCTTGACCCAATGGATTGCTTAGACCATTTGCCATTCTACGCAGCTCATCAGGATCTATCTCAGGATCATTTATTGCATTTTCAAGCTCAATCATACGCTCATTGCGTTGATTGTCAAGATCAGCAGGACGAAGTTGCCGCGCAGGCTCAACTTCTAAGTTGCCAAGACGATCCCCAATTATAGAGTGCATGTTTCTTAGCGCGTTTGCAATAGCCTCGCCTTCAAACCCTTCTCTGCCAAGCGGTGCAAGTTGCTCGCGAATATCAGCACGCAAGCCATCCAATGCATTACCAAAATCTGGAAGAGTATCCAATGTCGGTTCAACATCTAAGCCTCGCTCACTTAGCAATCGTCTAAACATGCTTGCAAACCTTAGTGCTGTACCGCCATTCACATTGTCAGCCAAGTCTGCAAACTGCATGTCTAACATGGCCAGTATTCCATCCTGCATAACATTGGCTTCAACTTGCGAAGGCTCACGATATGCCATACGCACAGGTTCTGCAGGGGCTTCTTCAGCAGGTGTATAAATTCGATCAGCCAATGCGCGCAATGCAGGCCCCACAGCAACGTGGTCAGTATCTGTGATTACTCGCCGCAACGCCTGAGCGTAGCCTTCTGGATCAAGCCGTGGATTTGTACGTTCAGCCACGCGGTATGCAATTGTCTCAACCCTATTGCCAACACCAGGGTTTGTGTTTTGCGAAACCTCGTCAACAATGCCATCTACTAAACGTGCAAAGTCAAGTGGCTGTTGCGCGGCAGGGGCTTCTTCAGGCTCCCAATCACGCATGTATTCAGTTTCCATGCGATCAGCAAGTTCGCGCAAGATAGTCTCAGCACTGCCTTGCACGGCAACATCAGCGCCTTCTCGCAAAGCAGCAATGAACGCATCAGTATTATTCGCAGGGTCAAGGCCTAATTGCTCAGTGATGTTGCGAATTGCAGAGCGCACCTCATCAGCTGTTTGCGTGCCCCAATCCCTGTCAGCTTCCAACGCCGCATCATGCGTCATACGCAAGTAATCAGGTCTTTGCGCAGGTGCAGGCTCAGCTCTTTGCGCAAATGGACGTGGCCGCGCAGCTTCAGCAGCTTCACGATTGCGTGCATAATCAGTATACCCACGTATGTCGTCAATTAAGTCTTGAATACCTTCAGCAATAATATTGGCTGTGATTCTATGGCTATTGGCGTATTCAGACTCTAAGTCATACAAATACTGATTGGTAAGTTCTAATGCTCGAGTAGGGCTTTGCGCAGTTTGCTGCGTATTAAAGTAATCTTGCACGCCATCAAAAAACGCTACAGCGGTTGCAGTTTGATTTGACTCGCCTGCTTCTTCAAGTTCAAGCTTTACTCTATCAAGCACATTGGCAATTGAAGATGCAATACCATTTGCAACGTATGCATCTAAACTTTCGCTAGGACGCTGCGACATAACTGCAGGCACTTGCTCTACAGGTTCGCTATTTTGCAAGTCTTCAATGTAGTTACGCAGATCAGTGCGTGTAATAAACCGCGGCAAACCTGCAAGGTCATAGCTTGCAAACTTAGTGATTGGCATATCGATTAAATTAGCCAATGTGCTATTGGCCATGCGTTGGCGATCAAACAGCCCCGCGTTCTCACCTAAGTTAGGACCAACGTCATGGATTGAGTCTTCACGGCTGTTAAGATAAGACTTAATGCCTTCAATATACTCAGGTTTGATTTTGCCATTTGCACGACCTGAGGCAAAGTTGATGTTATATCTACCGGACCTTGATGAAGGGTTAAAGTCAAAAATGGCAATAGGTTCACCAGTAACAGTGTCCCTAAAGCTCACCATTTGTGAACCGTCCCTAACCGCATTAATGTATGCTTTGCGTGGATTAGGCGCGTCAGGATTAAGTTCACCTGTTGCTACGTTATAAATAGGCGCGTATTGGCGATTGCCAGTACCGGGGTGCCAAAGGTTAGGCACGCGCTTAATACCACCTTCACCAATACATACATCCAACGCTGTGGTGTCTTCACTCACCAGCTTGGTAACTTCATCAGGCGTAAACTTATTTGTGATCTCCAGTGCTCCAACGTTGCCAAAGACTTTATCATTGGGAATATGCGCATCGGCAGATGCTTTAAACTGTTTGTCAACGGCATTTTTATATGCTGATTGCGCAGCCTGTTCTGCTCTTTCTTTAGCAACGCGAGGCTCAGCAACGCTACGTATGTACTTCTCAACAGTCAGTTTTGGCACCTTGTCACGTGGGATACTGCCATCCATAACCTCGTCATAGAACTTACGTGCCATGTCATCAAAGCCAAGATTCTTTAGTTGACGAATGCTTGCGGTATACGCGTTCTCAGTTGTAGGCGTCTTTTGTAATGCAGGATAGAACTGTCTTTCCTCATACGGGATTTTTTGTAAAAGCTCACCCGCAGGCGTTGCTTTAATCGCAGTGTCAATAGCATTCTCATATGCAGCGCCAAGCTGCAAGTTATCTACGAGCCTACGTTGCTTGTCAAGCGCTACGGTTGCTTTGTCTGCAGCACGTGATGCTTGAGCAAATGGCTCATACCTGCCGAGGTTCATGCCTTCAACAACTGCGCCTGTATTTGGGTCAATTGCGCCATAGCCAAGCTGCTTAGCAATAGCTTCTTGCTCAGATCTAGCCTTAAGCGCGTCAATTGTTTGTTGCTGCAAAGTTTGCAATTGCGTATTGGCTGCTGCAAGCGCCTTATCAGTATCTGTAAGCGCAGGCATGCCTGCTTGCTCACGTCTGCGTTGTAATTCATAGTCAGTTGTATGCGCTGACTCCATAACGTCACCGCGCTGCGCGTAAGTCAAACCTTGACTTGCAAGCTTAATACCGGGCTCATTTGGGGTGCCAACCTTTTCATTGATGTAATTAGTAAATTGTGAGTTGAGCCAGTTAACTGCAGTTTCATGTCTTGCAACAATTTCTTCAGCTGTAGGCATGTCAACTCTTGCAGCAATAGCGGCGCCCTCAGGCGTTTGCAAGAACTCGTTGTACATGTTTAATGTATGCGGTGCTGAAGCTTCTTTATTTGAGAATCGCGCCTTATACGCGTCCAATGCCTCACCCGGGCTTGGCGCGTCTGGATACATCTCAACAGCTTTCTTTTGCAAAAAGTTAAAGAACGCATCACGTGCATCTTCCGCATTAGGCTGCCGCAGATATCTGTTTTGAATATCTTCCAATGTTTGCAATGGCGTGATGGTCCCATCACCCACAACCTCACTTACTAATTCTGTTGTCACAGCGGAGTATGGACTAACTTTAGAAGTTTCAGGTATTACAGCAGATGTAAGCCTTGAGCCTTCAGGTCGCATGGCGTACAGCTTAGGATTCATTGGCTGCATGGAAGCTGGGAGCCCAGGAATGGGTGGCAACCCTTGCATTTCCCTTTGCGCCATAATGTCACCAACACTTTCAGCCACGCCTTGGAGCTTTGCACCGTAAGTTGGCTGACCTGTGATTGGGTCTAACTTCTGCAAGCCAGATTGCGCATTCACAAAGTCTGTGGGTATATCCTTGACTTGCCTGCCTACACGTGTGGCTTCAGCGCCCATAACCCGCAGATCATTAGGGGTAAATGCTGGGCGGCCGGTTTGCAAGTGCCCAAGGTACGCAGGCAGCTCGGCCATGTACGGAGCAATCGCGCCTGCGAACTCCTGAGTCATCGGCGTTTGCGGCGCGTTTTGTTCCATGAACTGCTTGGCAACTTGCTCGGCGTATGCCGGTGCTTTGCCTGAGGTGTACGTACCAGCAGGTGATGTGAGTATACTTTCACCAACGCCTTTGACCGCAGCCACGGCAGGAACGGTCACAATGCCTGCAGCCTCGCGCATGGACTTGGCCATCATCAATGGATTGAACTTGGTCGCCAACTCGGTGAAGTTGCCAGCAGCTGAGCCTAAAGGGTCAGGCTTTGTTTGCGCTTGGGGAATTGGTCGGTCGTAGCCGGGGATTTGAGCTGATAGAGGCTGGTTCTTTTTGACCAGCTCCAGTTTCATTTGATCTAGACTAGGTGCGCCATCATCGCCCACATAGTTACCTTGCTCATCGTAGATTGCTGCCATGTGCGCACCTTATGTTAGACTGCGTAAGGGTTTACCCTTCTCGGACGATCTTCATCATAGTCGTCTTCCGGATTGTATACCGGGTCGATCGAAATTAACCCTAAGTCTCGCAAAAGTCTTAAAGCTTGAGATGTGGAGTCCACCAAGTCATCGTGCCGGACTTCGGGGAACGAGCACAGCTGGGCGATCAAAGGCTCAGCCCAATCACGTGCCATGCCCGGGTTAACCGAGGACTCGGGAATGTAGACCCTACCGCGTTGGATGATGGGAGCCACGATGTTCAGGCGTGTAGTCTTGTCCGCGTTCCCGGGATTGTAGCTTCTCACAGGCAAGCCGGCACGTTGCAAATCTTGGAGAAGCTGGGTGCCTGCTGACTTGTCCTCGATCAGGATCATGTCTACCTTCTTCCCGTGACCAAACTCATTCTCATCGCCGTAAATGGCGCTGGACTCCTCAATCACCTTGGGTCGCAATTCAGGGTACTGCATGTACTCTTCCCAGCAATCAATGAGCATCACAGACATTGGCTTGTCGGGACTTGGCCTAAAGATACCCCACACGGTGCAGGCAGT